ACACAAGGGAACGGTTGATATACCCGCGGCACCCCTCGTCGCTGTAGTCATTACGTAAAAACTCAGTATGCATCTTTGACGAGACTGAGACTCTGCTCTTCTCAGGAGCTAAGTCTAGATAAGCGGACATGATGAGCCACCACAGCTGGCACAAGTTTGAGACGTCCACTTTGCTGCGACCGGTCAGCGCAGCAATTATGTCATCCCCGCGAGTCTCGAACATCTTGACACAGTTGGCACGTAGAAAGTGAAGACACAAGCACGTGATGAAGGCTGCTAACCAGGACGTCCTCGTTCCGACCTTCGAAGTTTCAGGCGTCCCGGAAGTAAGAAGTGCTTTGTTCAGTACTAGCAGTTCACGAGCTTTGGCTGTTAGCAAATCGTACTCAGCGTTGCGTTCTAGGTCACGCCTGCCTGCTATCTTGGCATACTCCTGGTCAAACTTAGGTAAAAGTATATGCTCGTCGGGCATACGGTCAGGAAGTATCTTCTCTGATGAGGAGGCTTCCTTGGCGCGACGCCAGTAATCGTCAGAGTAGAAGCGGCCGACTTGGTTGTCGAACGCAGCAGCGTCAGCGGCCAGTACAGCCTCGACCGAGTTAGATGAACGTCTCCATTCATCAATTCTGAGGTCGGCGCCTGCTTCCTCTAGTGCGTAGCCCAACCACTTGCAGTTGGCAATGAAGTTGTCAGCCATGCTGGGTGAGACGAGCCCGAGGGTGCGTATGTGTCGGACGATTTCACTCACGCCTGAGTTGCCGAGCGACGTACACCACGGCAGTCTGGTGTATTGAGTCTTGTCGGTAGGGTAGTTACCGTTACCGGCATTGCCCGACATGACGTACATCTTCGCTATGCTCGCAGCCAGTGGATAAGGATATATTGCTCTTACTTTGCTGCCTGTCTCACCCAGCTTGACCACGACCTTGACCAGGACGCGCTCGCATGAGCCAAACTTCTCAACGGCGCGCTGCAGGGCTTCAGGGTCTTCGACAAACGGTATTAATGCCTTCGTCAGTCGCAGCTTTACGTCTTCGCCGTTCACAGTGGAGTCTATAGCCGCCAACCCTGCGACTGATGCCGCTCCGTCGGTCTGCCACCTCATGGCGCGTATGAACTCGGACAGACTCTCTTGCTGCTGTCTGGGTTTGAACTTTTGCATAGCTGAAGCTGCAAGGTAGGCGTCAGCAACAAACTTGACTGGAGTGTTATCCACAGGCGCAGCCTTCTTGAGCTTCTCAGACAGTAGCTCTGCGCTGTCAGGTCCGGGATAGTTGACGCCGGACAAGCATTGCAACTCTTCTAGCCACTGTCTAGGACATTGAAAGCCGTCAATCCTAAGTACCCGTAGCTTTGCGGCGTTGGATGCGTCCTTTGCACGATCAATAAACTCGTCAGCCTCAGAGCTGATGCCTAAGCCTAACAGGCATTTCACAAAGAGACCCTTGCCTCCGCAGTGGCATATGTCCGCCAATATGAGATTAGTTTTTAGCCGCTCTGGTAGATGGCGGACATACGGTATGCATGCTGTGAACACGTCTGGCATCAAAGCCACTATGTCGCTAGTGTCTATCCTGCTATTGCTAGACTGGTCCGCCCCGGTCCACTGCATTGCGTCACGATCCACACTTAAGTCCGCTTCAGCACAAGGTTCGACTTTTGGCTCAGTATACCTCAAAATGTACGCCGACTTATCGAGATCCAGCACCGAGATTGCCTTGCCGGTAGGACAAGATACTTCTTTAATCAGACTATCAATGACCGCTTCTGAGCAGTTAACGCCAGCTTTAGTTGCACCGTGTGAGGCAAGTTTCTTGATCAGTTCTGTCGAGATGTTCAGCCTGCTAAGCCCCTGCATCAGTTGCTTCAAGATTCTCGTTCTTCTTGAAAGACTCTGGCCCAGTGTCGTCCACGTGTATAGGATCGTCTTTGGCCTCTCGTTGCTGTGTCCTAGTCTCAGGCTTCGAGGGAAGTTCTGCCACGGACGCCACACCTAGCTTAGTCGGCACCTTGCCCAAGGTTGTCGGGTCGAGCAGCATTATCGACCTTCCGCGCACAGTTCGCATTAATGGTCGCTCTACCGAGCATATGAATTGCACGTCAGTGATGCTCCGATTGTTCATCACGTGTATGTTATCGCTCAGTAGCATGTAGTTGGCTTCGGTTGTATAGTAATACAGCCAGCATAAGTCTTCAGTGTACGCCGGGACCCTGTTAGCAAATAGCATTGAGAGTGCGTACCCGTTCGTGGCTGCTACCGTGGGCGGCAGACTCCTCAAGATATTCATGCCCACGAAGTTACAGCTGTTGAGGGGAGGCCGCTCTTCGTAAACAGTGGTAAAAGAGTGGGCTACCGTAGTAAAGTGCAGTCTCCTTAGCTCGACGTTACCGCCAGACCAGGCAGCTAGCTGACGCATGATAGCATGGTCACGCTCTGAGACAAAAGGGGCTGTGGTGGTGTCAACGAGCTGGCCCACGCCGACTCTCAGAGCCGTCTTCCCTGGTCGGCTGGAGGTTATCCTGATAGGCATGTTCGAGTAAACTTCAGGAGTCACCTCGTCTTCTAGCTGCAATGGGACCTTATCGCCGAAACGCTCATACTTCCACTTCGAAACTTCAGAGAGTTCCAGGCCATACCGCTGGTGTATGTACCAGCTCCAAAGGCCTTTGTTGCTTAGGGCGGCAGACCCCAGTACTGCTGCCTCATTGCTGACCGCTCTTCCCAGGTACTGGTATGCTACCAGCAACGAGTAATCCGGCCGGGTGACGTACCCTTGTCCTGCGGCACCAACCGTCCGTGGCATGTTGAAAACAAAGGATATACCCGGGTAAGCGAGGGCGCCTGTAGACCACACCCCTGCATTCGCGGCAGTACACCTAGGGCCGCCGGTGGCGTACCAGTCGAAGCAGACTACGTCACCGGCAGCGTCGACGATGTTCGCGGTCACGTTCTCTGGTGGCTCAGAGTAATACGCCTCTTCAGGCATAAGGGCGCCTGTGTACGATACGTAACGTTCGGACAGCTCTGCAAACAACTTGTAGTACCAGCCGAACACAACCTCGCCCTCTACGAGCCGCGACCACATCGTATTACCTAACGCCTTCAGTGTATCTTGGGTGCGTCGCGTCTGTATCGAGTCTGCGTTGGCGCCGACGCCCATGCGCCTGAAGTAGGACGTTGATGATAGCAATATCATAGCTTCAGGGCCGATAGCCGTTCGAACGGCGTCGTATATGATGGACTTGACCCTAGTGCTGCAGAGC